GCAAGTCCGCCGAAAGTGCGCGAGAGGCCGAGGCCGAAGCCAGCGCGGCGGTTTCCGCGAAGCAACAGGAACTGGACGACCTTGAAGTCAAGATCGAACAGGCGAAGCAGACTATCCAGAAATTACTGACCGGCTGATAGGGACACGATATGTCAGCAACAAACGCCTTTGAGACAAGCCTGCTTCAGCATATTTTCCAGAATGCTGCTATCGCGAACATTGGCGACGTAACGGGGCTGCCAGCATCCGCTACCGCAGGTTCTTTGTTTGTGTCGCTTCATACGGCAGACCCCGGCGAGGCGGGCGCGCAGAATACCAGCGAGGTATCCTATACAGGCTACGCGCGCCAGGCAGTTGCCCGCTCTGGTTCTGGCTGGACAGTATCCGGCAACAATGCATCGAACGCGGCGGCTATTGCATTCGGGCCTTGCACTGCCGGCTCTGCCACGATCACTCACTTCGGCATTGGCACAGCGGCGTCTGGCGCTGGCAACTTGCTGTTCAAGGGCGCGTTGACCGCTTCGATTTCGGTTACGACAAGCTCGAACGCAACGCAGACCTTCGCCGTTGGGGCGCTCGATGTGGATGTGGATTAATCCGCAAACGGTTGAGGCATTCACGATCACCGAAGGAAACGCCTGATGTCCGATAATGTTGGCTATGATCCCGGCACCGGCGTAAAGGTTGCAAGCCGCGAAGTCACCTATTCGGGTGAGACCGCTCAGGCGCAATCCGTTGGCCTTGTCATGTTCTCTGGCGCGGATGACGCCAAAACCGCAACGGATGTTTCGACCGGATTCCCCCTTCCTGTCAGCGTGCAAAATGGTTCCGCCATCCTCACGAAAAACCCGATGTTCGAAGACCCCGGCGCGGTTGTTCGGCAGGCCCCGGCTGATATTTGGTCTGTAAGTTTTGCGGATAGCGGATCAGGTCTGCTCGCGCCGGAGCTTACACAGCGCCGCCTTGGGACCGGCATGGGCGTTAGCCAGTCGTCCAGCAACCTGCTTGTCACGACCGGCACAACGACCAACAGCGAGTTTCTTGCGCGCAGCCTCAAATCGTTCCGGGGGGCCTTTATCGCCCGGCACAAGACCATTCTTTCGCAGCGAATCGCCAACAACAACTTCGCCGTGATGATGGCGGATAGGGTGGGTGAGGGCCTGTCCTGCACCATCAACAGCGCCACCTCGATCAGCGTCACCAAAACGGCTCACGGCTTCACCGCCGCCAATGTCGGTCAATTCATGATGGTGGGAGCCATCAGCGGCGCGACGGGCGTTCCTGGCCGCTATGCGATTGCGTCCATTCCCAATGCCGACACGATCGATTTCACGGTTGCGGGCTGGCCAGCCTCAGGCTCCTGCACGGTGGATCTGTTCGGGTGGAATTACCTTTGGACGCAATACACCGGCACAACGGCGACGAGCGCCAACATTGACGCGCAGCGGCGCGGGTGGAACTCCGGCGTGACGGCGGCGACCATCAACACGACGGCCACCGCCGGCCATGTGATGAACACCTACGCCGATGGCCGGAATGTCAACTGGTCCGATACGCTGGTGGCGTCCGTCACAGGACCAACGGTCACAACCCGCGCGAGCCGCATCGAGAACCTGCCCGACGACGACGTCGAGCTTTACGTCTACCTCTGGGCATGGAACGGCACGACCGCCCCGGCCAGCACGACAACCTGGACTCTCGGCTTCGTCTCGGTGGAAGATTGCAGCAATGTGGTGAGCTATATTGGCGGTATCCGCCCGCTTGGCTCTGCCGCACCCTTGCCGGTTTCAGTTTTCGGAACGGTCACCACAAGCTTTACCCAGCCCGCTCTTGTGTCTGGCACTGCTGCGATCGGCGATGTTGGCGTGCAATATCGCGCGAGCGCATCCGGGGCAGCCTCTTTGGCCAACCTGAACTGCCCAGCAACTCCAGCGGCGCAGTCCGTCAAAGCTACGGGAGGCCGTTTGCTATCGATTGTGGCGACAAACAATAGTTCTTCGACAAGATGGATCAAGTTTTGGAACACGGCGTCCGCAAGCGTCACAGTCGGAACAACGTCTGCGATAGCTGAAATTGGCATCCCTCCAAACCAGACTATCAACATACAAAATGAAGGCGGCTTCAGTTTCGCATCCGCCATTACTTTGGCCGTCACGGGCGGGCAAGGGCTAACGAACAACACGGCTGTAACCCTAGGTGACGTGACAGGCGTCATCGCTTTCGCATGATGGAGATGAAAATGCAGAAACAGGTTCACATTCAAGAGGCTATTCGTGATCCCGATACCAACGATATCACGCACTTTAACCAAGCCCTTGGCGTGACGGATGATGATGGCATCACATGCGTCATCCCCAACGGTTACGTGCCGCTGATTGAAACAACTGCTGCCGAAGATATCACGGTCACACTCATCCCGCCTCAGACGCAGATCACCCCGGCGACTCTGGTGAGCCGGGTCAATGACGCCGAGGCCAACACCTCGACGCTCGTCTTCACCTTCCCCGAAGCCTGACGGAAACCTAGAGCACCGACATGTTCCTAACCCTGCTTTCAAAGAAGGCGGCGGGCGGGGCGCTTGTCGGTGCTTCAACTCTAACATTCACGCCGGCGGGCGCGCTGGCGGGAGACGGATCGCTTTCCGGCGCGCTAAACCTGTCGTTTGCTGCGACGGCAGGCCTTACCGGTTCTGGCGGGGCCGGAGCCAACATCGAAGGCGCAACGTCGCTTGCCTTCACGCCATCTGGTGGGGTAGTAGGTAATGGCCCGCTTATCGGCGCTTCTGCACTGGCGTTTGCCGTGGCGGCGGACCTCACCGGCTCCGGCAGTGCTGGAGCCCTTGAGGGGGCGTCAACCCTGCGGTTTCTGACCGGCCTGCTTTCCGGAAACGGCGGGCCGGCCGGGTCTGGTATCGTGCTGCTGTTTCGCCGGAGGCGCCGTTGAACATCCCGCCGAAGATCAAAGCCAAGGTCCGGCAGCAGGCGCTGCGCGCCATGTGCTGCGACAGCAAAGGCCAGCTCACGAAGAATGGCAAGGTTGTTCTTGCCTACCTTCGCGACTTCTGCGCGGCAGATGGCCGAGGTAACGCATTCCCCCGTGACGCCACGGGAGCACTTGACCCGCTCGGAATGGCCCGAGCGGCAGGGCGGCGAGAAGTCTACGACCTGCTCGTTCACATGCTGAACGTGAAGCTCGAAGATCGCCACAACCTTGAGGACGGACTGCAATGACTGAGAACGTACAGACTGCCCCGGTGGGGGACCAAGCGGCCCCAACGCCCGCCCCGGAGCCCACGCCGGCGCCGCCGGCTGGCGCTTCATGGCGCAGCAAGCTGCCCGGCGATCTGGCAGCGTGGGCGGACGCCAAAGGCTACAAGCCAGACCTGCCCGCCGAAGATGTCGCCACCATGGCGCTGCAGAGTTACAACAGCCTTGAAAAGCTGTTCGGCGCCGACAAGGCGGGCCGCACGGTCCAGCTTCCGAAGGATGAAAGTGATACGGCGGCGCTGGATGCAATCTTCGACCGCCTCGGCCGGCCGAAGGACGCCAACGGCTACGAGATCAAGATCGACGGCGCGGATGAAAAGTTCCTCGGCACGGCGAAGGGCTGGTTCCACAAAGCCGGCCTGCTGCCGAAGCAGGCGCAAATGGTCGCTGAACTGTATCGTGCCGCCGAACTCGACAGCGTGCGGAAGGTCCAGCAGGATCACGCAACCGAGATCGAAGGGCTTGAGCGCGAGTGGGGCCCGCAGTTCGAGCAGAAGGTCGAGGTCGGAAAGGCCGCAGCGAAAGCCGCAGGCATGCCCGAGGAGGACATCAAGGCCGCCGAGGCGGTTTGGGGTCCTGCCAAGGCGGCCAAGTATTTCGAGTTCTTCGGGCGGAACTACGTCGAGGCGCAGCCGCCCGGCGCAGAGAACCGCACGCAGACACCGGGCTTTGCGCAGCACACACCCGCGACCGCCAAGGCGAAGATGGATGCGCTCTACGGCGACCGGCTATTCATGGAGCGGTACAACAGCCCCGACCCGAAGGTTCGGGCCGTTGCGATGGCCGAGATGGATGCGCTCGCGAAACTTGCGGTCAACGCGAAGATGTGAGATACGGGAGGGGGCGCGATTGCTCCGACCAGCAAGCTCGTCGGTTTTGCTCCCTGTTCCTCAGCGCCGCCCCTCACCGGGCGGCGCTTTTTCGTTGCGTTGACAGTGTCGAAACGTCAGGTTACAAATCACGCAGCGTCGGGGTTGACG